CCAACGTTAAGCTTTGGATTTCAAATAATTCACTATCCACCAAGACTCGATACCCGTCCTGGATTCGTTATATCGGCCATCCAACTGCAAGGATTTGGTATAGCCTAAGAAATCCGGCATGTAGTCAGTAGCTTTCTCAGCTTCTTTTTCTATATTGTCGAGAAAACCTGGGATGTCAATACCCAACCTGTACTTATCCCCTTTCATGCAATAGGCCACGAACTCTTCGCGTAATGGATGATACTTCACATTCTCCAGTATCGAAAGTTGTCGCAGAGCTACCATTTTGGGACCCCACACCTCAGGGTCATAAAATCGCTCTTGTTCAGCCAATCTACCCAAAGCTCGGTAGGTTGAATAAACGCCTACACATACATCGTTAATACGATAATCAGTGTGATGCCACCTCCGCAAGTATGTGCAGTCATGTTTGCTGGCGTACTGCTTGTCAGTATTCATGACCTGACCGTGGCTAGAGTACGTCGACACTACATCATCCACAGTTATACCAGGGTAAGTTAACAAGCCATCATCACCCAGGCACATGGAATGAGGGTTTAAAGTACTGCCATTATTTATAGCAGCCTCATATTGCAGCGCTTTGTGTGCTAAAGTCTCATCTGCATTCGTTCCACCAGAACCACTGGCCATGCCATGTGCTCCAGTACGAACTTTGTCCCAATCATAAGCTAGAGGTATATCATACTTAATCGGGAAAATATTGTTTAACCATTGAGCGGAGTTTACGTCACTCGTAAGCAAACCTTCTAGTATGGTACGAGCACACTCTTGCATATCTTTGTTAAAATGTTGGTCAAACTTGGAAAAGTCCGTGCACACGACGAGATCATTAGGACTCTTCGTATCGAATAATAGTGTTATTTCTTTATCAACTGCTTCCATGCCAACCCAAGCAGGTACTAGGTTGAATTTTTGACATGACTCAACCAAGGGTTGATAAAGTCTTAATTCGTGAATATTGACAGCGAATGGAAACATCCAAACCACTCTCTGTTTGGTATCGTCCTTGCTTGGTCCACCTTCCTGACCACGCCAACCTAATACAGCGGCAGATCGCCACCACCCAGTTGGTAACTTTTGAATATAGCTGTGATCCAGCTTAGTTATTTGACAAGGAATAGTTTTATTCACGACTGTTCGACGCTTGGTGAAGTAAGGTGATCCACTGTTAGTAGACTTTTTCATCACGTCGAGTGTTCTACGCTCGTCACGTAGTCTCAAACCGCGCAGAGGTTTGAACCAATCCAATGTAGCTGCGACTGCTGCATCAGAGATAGGTTGTGACTCAAGGAGAATTGAGTCATAGTAAGAATCTATGTCTGCCATCCGTTCAGACAATGGCTTCATTATTGACATAGGTCCGACTTTCTTACGCAAGTCATTTTCAAATTCCAACAGAGTTGGCCACTCACGTTCAATAGAGTTTAGAGTGTTTTCCCAACCTGATAGAATCTCTTCAAGTGACTTGTTCTTAAAGAAAGTTGTTCTGTACTCATCGTCATTACCCTCTCTCACGTGCTCGAAATAAGCCCGTAAACCTGGATTGGGTAAGTCGAAGTAATCACTGAAATAAAGACCGTTTCTAGTCTTTTCTCCCACCTTTTTGTGGAAAGAAGTGTTCTTGCGCTTCTGTTTAGTTGCCATTTCAATGGCCTCCTTTCTTATTAAAGTTGATAGTTACAGCATCTTCGTAATGGCAGTCATAAGCTCCCATTCTTTAAGACACATTTCTTGATAACCAAGAAAATAGATAGATGTGCCATGAGATAACTCGACGTCATGAACGAGGTCGTTGTACCTATCATAATTTGTTCTGATTCTCGTGTTTAATGCATCAAGAATCTTTTCTTTTGAAATCAGACCGACTTCAAATTGCTTTTCCATCATTTGCACTTCTGCTAACATTCTGGAAACAATCGAATCAGCTTCTTCCAATTGATTAATTTGATCATTTGTTAGAGTTGATCTTTCTCTTTGTTGTGTTTTACTCATATTAGTAAAACCTCCTTAAAATAAATTGTTG